TAACAGCGTTCGCACCATCTACATTAATACCATTAGAAAAGAATGTACGTGTTGTTAAATCTCCAGTGCCTTCCATTCTAAAGAAGTACAGAGTATTAGCACCATCTGCAATAATTAACTCACCATAGTCAAAGGTAGCGCCTTCAAAAAGTACAAAGCTGCTTTGACCTTGATTAGTGCGTGTATCTATTGCTCGACCCGTAAAGGTCGCATAGTCATCACCACTAGTCGCAACAGCTGCTCTATTAATCTGTAACCAGCTATCACCGTCAATAGAGAAGTAAATATTTTCACCTACGCAAACAACAACACCGTCTGCATAAGGATAAACACCGTGTACTATTTCATCTGCTTCTGGTCTAACAGTTCCAAATAACTCATAGCCGTTAATTCGACGATAGCCGCCATCTGTATCGACTTCAAAGTTTCGGAGGGTGCTTGCTATTCCGGGCTGTTGCAGCATTTCTAGCTGGTTCAGGCTGGAATATAGTCCTCCTTTAGATGCTAAACCAAAAGGTTGCGACATCAGACAAATCTCATTCTATCGTCTTTTATTTCTCGCGGCATAGGCGTCATAAGATTTAACTTCATGAGCCTTAGTCCACGCTTGTAGTCTTCTAAAGAAAAAGCAGACATCTGCGGGTTTTCTTTAAACTGATAAACGTAGTAGCGTGTACGAGCAATAAGAACAGGTTTATAAGTATTCGGAAATACAATCTCATCTGAGTAAACTGATAGTTCCGTAGGTAACTTATATGCAAAGAACCAGACTCTATACGCTTTATCAGGAATAGGGCTGAGACCAAACTTACGATTGTCAGGGCTTCTAAGTACAATGCTAGGCACACCGTATTGCTGCGTATCTGCATCGTCTTGGTTTTCAGAAACTCTTACAAAGTCTTTCCAAGCTTCAATGTCCTTGAACCTGAGATTGCTCATAGTATAAGGAGCTGTTTCACCTGCTACATCTCTTGTCGTAAGAAAGAAATTGTCCCAGTCAATGTATCCATAATCTGTAGTAAGGTCGTCAGAGGCTGGCTTAAGTTCATACCAGCGAGTTCCAGCAACTGTCTCGACATAAGTATTGCCGTACATATTGTTACTAGAACCGCTAGTATCTAATGCCAAAAAAGGCCACTGGGCCTCTTCATTAACGATATCTAAATATGCACGATTGACACAATCTTTAACGTGCTGCTGAATACCAACAGCTGTTAAAAAGTTTGCAGAAGTCAGAGGAACTTCATTCATTTCCCTTAAGACTTCGTTTGTAATGTCAAGATATGTCGCTGCCATTTATTTAGCCTTAGCTTTTCTTCTTTTTCTTTTTGCTCATCATCATGCTACCGTACATTTTTTTATCACGATGCATCTTACCGCCACACATTTTAGCAGCTCTTTTTTCTGCTTCCATACAGCTAGAATAACTTTTCTTGCCCATCATTAGCTTTGCTCCATAGAAAAAGTTTTAGAAGTTTCTCTAGCAATTTCTAGTTCAGACTTGTTGCCAAAGATACGTTCCCAATTATTATCATACGCCTGCTTATTGAAACCTTTGCGTACTCGGCTTTCTTTAGATGCAATAGTGCGTCTAAATAAAACAGATTTTTCATCACTTCCAATTTGAGGCATAGTTTTAAATTCCTAAGAAAAGGCAAAGGGGGCCTGTAAAGACCCCCAAAGCTTATTAGTCAATCGTATAGAAAGCTGAAACGAGTGCTTCTGGGCGAAGTACTTTAGCTCCATATACGTGAAGACCACGAACAATGTCACCGAAGCTGCTGGGGTCACGAAGAACCTCAGTGCTGGTAATCGTCTGGGCAGTAGCCGTAGAAGAAATATGACCAGCCAAACACTTGCCAGTAGCCGTAGTGGTAGCAGCAATGTTATTAGTCTTGTACATATTGAATCCACGCAGCTTACCAGAAGATACCAACCCGTTTCGGATTGAGCCTTGTCCTGCGTTAAAGTCTACAGACAGAAGCTTAGAGCCTGACTGTGAGAGTTCTTCGTAGAAATCAGGGCTGGCAACAAACCAACGGCCTTCTTCGGGGATGTTTTGCTCATCAAGAAGACGAGCCATACGTGCCATAAGGTCAATGGGGTCTACTTCTGTTTGGCCAAGGTCAACAGACGCAGTAGTCTCATTTACGCCACCAGTACCTACAGCTGCATCAGCACCAATAATGTGGTCTGCATTTCCAAACTCTGCGCCCAAGTCATCAGAAGTTTCTGAAAACATCTTAACAAGTACGCCTTGATCAAAGGCATCACGCAAAGAGTAAGCTGCTGAAGACGTAGCAACGTCACGGAAGTTAACGTGAGACATTTGCGTTTCAATGTCATCTACGATGAACTTGAAAGCGTTAGCAATGTCAACGACCATAGTGATTTCTTGGTCTCTCAACTCAGTCTGAGCTACCGTTCCACCACGCTGATACTGATCAACAGTGATTACAGGCTCTTTGATGATACGTACAGTGTCACCATAGCTTGCAATCTCACCAGCATAATCCGTGTTAGTGATTGCTTCTACAACAGAAGCTTTACGGAAAAAGTTGAGTACCTGTTTGGAATAAACCTTCGGTAGGAAAAACGAGTTAGTTTGACCAGCATCTGCGTTGTCAAAGTTACTAGTTGATCCATTATTAAAAAATTGATCGGATGTATTTGAAGCCATTTAAAATCTCCTTAAGTAGAAAAGATTAGCCCGGACGTACCCTACCTTCAATCATCGCTTCACGAATTTCTTCTTCGTACTTGTCAAACTGATCTAGGGACATCTTAGCTATTTCGGTTTCCGTCCAAATACGTGGCTGCTGTGCATCTACACTTGTTGTTTTAGTAGATACCATGTCAGCAGCTGAACCTTGTTCTTGAGGTTCTTTACGTGGACGGCCTCGTTTTTTTGGTGTAGCTTGTCCAGTTTCTAACTTATATAGATCAAGTGCTTTGACTGCTAATGTCACATTATCTGGATTGTTATAGATCCAGTCCTGAATCTGATCGGGCTGTTCTTTAGCCCAGTCATGGAAAGCATCGTCACCACGAATCTCATCAAAGTCCGGGTGTCGTTCTTTCAGAGCTGTCTCAGCTTCACGCTTGGCTATCTCTAGCTCACGTTGTTCAATGGCAGAAAAGCGTTGCCGCATATCTTCCATTTGCTGTTCTGCTCGCATGTGCGCTACAGTTTCTACTGTATCGTACAGATCAGGATATTCTTCTCTAAACCTAGCAAGGTCTTCTTCAGACTTAGGAGCTTGATAAGCTGGGACAGAAGCTTGTACTTCTGCTCTTAGCTGTTCTTCTCGCTGCCTAAACTCATTCAGTTTAGAATCATAATGTTTCTTTAGATCGTCGTACCTCTTCTTATAGTTAGTTTCGCTAGGAGCTTCTTCCTCTTCTACAGGGGCCGCTTCTTTTTTTCGGGTAGCCTGCTTAGGCTGTTCATCTTCATCTTCGTAATACAGTGAATCTGCTTTAGGCTTTCGAGGTCCATCTGGCGTATGCCAAGGCTTCTTCATGTTATACGGATTTGATACTTGCTCCTCTAGTTGTGCTTCGGACATCTACGTTCTCCTTTCTACGGGGCTTGTTTCTTGCAAGGTAGCCAATTTTAAACGTCTTTAAAAATTTGGGGCTTGTTAATACAAGGTAGCCGTATTATCTTAAACGTGAAGGCTGTAGGCTTGGCATACGGTTAGCAGATAACATAGACTTATTAATTTCTTCGTCTGTGACATCTCTTTGTCCCATATCCTTTTCAGACTGCATAGGATTTTCTAGCAGTCCACCTATTGCCTTACGCAATATACCACCTTCGCTATCTGCTTCACGCTCTGCTTGGTCCATCATTTTTTGCAGATTGTCAGCACCTATTTCGTCGGTGGCTTTTCTGGTAATAACAAACTCTCCGTCGCTTAGTCGCGCAGGAATAGAGTCTGATACACCTGTTCCGGGGCCTTCAACTTCTCCAGCCCCAGAAAACTCTGATGCAGTCGTAATGACCTTATCAAAGATTTCGCTTAACTTTGGATCTGATTCCAAAGCATTCATTAAGTAATCTTGTTCTTCAGGCTGAAGAGATTCATCAAGCATGAAGTCCATGTATCTGTCTTCCATCTCTGAATCAGAAAGCTGGGTAGCTTCTGCATTAGCTTGTTCTTCAGGAGTGTATGTATCTACAGGCATTTCAGGAGGTAAAAGCATTGAACCGCCGTCTGCTTCACGCTTACGGTCCATAGACTTATAAACTTCTCGCTTAGTTTCTTCGTCTACGTTTTGAGTCTGTGCCTGAAAGCGTTCTTGAATAGCTGCTTTTTCTTTTTCATCTTTTGCAGCAGCTATTTCTTTTTTGAAGGCTTCGTACATCATCTTAAAATCTTGTTCTTGTTTTTCAAGCATTATCACGCTGCTCCATCACTTCCTTTACGTTATCCTTCAACTGCTCTAGGCGTTCCAGAGAACTCACTCTCCCCTGACTGCGGTACACTTCCAGTTCCGATGTTGCCGCCACCAGTACCCGTAGCTCCAAGGTCTTGGCCTTCTGGAGGTACTCCTTCAGGGCCTCCCATAAT